CAAGCAATCCAACAGCAAGGACAGCGCAGCCCGCACCGGCCACGATCACACCGGCTCCAAATACCGTCATTGCAACGCCCAATGCTCCGATTGCTACAGATGCCTGTAAGCCATACTCGGCGACAATCGGAAGTACACTTGCCACGATCGCAAGGCCTGCGCTCGCAAGCAATACTGCCGCTCCAACAAGTGCCGCAGCCACACCGAATGCGATCAAACCAACAGCTCCTGCTGTAAGGACAGGAGCTACTGCAGCCGCTACGACCATCAATCCACCAATTGCTACGATCAAGCCGAACATCACTGCGATTGCAAGCGGGCCTGCATTTGCCAGAGAAATTGCGGACATAGTTAATACGGCGATTCCGGCCGCTGCCAAAACAACAGCTGCGCCGAATGCAACAAATCCGGCTGCACCGGAGGATAATGTCGGAGCTACCATTTTTGCAACGATCAAAAGACCTGCAATCGCTGCTACCATTCCAACTAAAACCGCAACTGCTAAAGGACCCGAGTCCGCTACTGCCTTTGCCCCCTGGGAAAGTAGGAAAAACCCTGCACTAATCAGAGCAACTCCTGCACCAAGCATCATAAATGCTTTGGCAGATTCCATAGTGCTTTTCATGCTTTCCCTACTCGACACTCCAACTTCTCTCTGTCCCTTGGAAATTCCAAACAATTTTCCGGCAATCGCACTAATCCCTACGCCGGCAAGACCTGCAATCGCACTGGTGAATGCGCCTACAAACGGGGCAACACTTTTTGCAATCTTAAAGCCTTTATATGCAACGACAAGCTTAGGAATCTGAGGAATCACTTTCGCGATAGTTTCAGAATGATCCTCTAAAAATCCGGCAAATGTTTGCAGAGCCCCGCTCGCGGAATCCATTACACCGGCGAAAGAACTAATGCTTTCCGTGGATCCAAACGCACCGGTGATCTTTCCGAGATCTTCGCCGATTGCTGAAAACGCATCCCCGAAAGCTGTTTTTACCTCAGAGGCCTCTGTTTTTAAAACATTCCAGTACCCACTTGCTTTATCGAAAAATCCAGTTAATTTCCCTGCGATTGCATCCCCATCAAGATCTCCTATTTTATTTATTATCCCATCTAGGGACTTGATCGCTCGACCGGATAGAACATCAAATGACGGTGCCAGCTTATTGCTTACTGTTTCGGTCAGACCATCCATTGCCTGATCTACAGTCTTATACTCTGTAGCAAGCTTCGTAAATGCGTCATTTGTGCCGACTTTTGCGATAGCATCAAAGAAATCTTCTGTCGCGATTTTTCCGTCCTGCACATTCTGCACCAGATCCGTGGTAGTCATGCCCATTTCTTTTGCGACTGCCGATATACCAGCCGGAGTCTGTTCGATCATAAGTTTAAAGTCTGCCCAAGCAACTGTTGGTTTCGCTGCCATCTGTGTAGCTTGCTGGCTTAAAGTTTTCATTGCCTGTTTTGGATTCTCAGCTGCCGCCGCAAGCCCTCCGAATCCCTTTACAAGCTTGTTCGTGCTTTTAATACCTACTGCACTCAGCTGAGCGTAAGTACTCGCCATATCAGATGCGCTGTAAATTGTATCTTCTGCAAACTCTTGCAATTCCTTTTTTACAGATGCAATCTCGTCAGCGCCTTTGCCAACCATCGACATGTTTCCGTTAAATGTTTTCCATGCAGCACTGGAAGAATTTAATTCCGACACCATACCGCCAATACTGGATGTGACAGCACCAAATGCCTTTTGCCCAATTCCGGCCATGATTCCAAATCCGATTCCACTTGTGAGCGTGCTTTTTAAATTGCTTACGGTACCCATTGCAGATTTGAAAGCAGACGTAAATCCTCTATCCTGCGCAGATAATATTGCCTTTACGGAAAAACTTTCTGCCATGCCATCACTCTCCTTTCATCATTCTGCCGATTATGTCCAATCTTTCATTTTTTTGCTTTCGGTTCCTCACACGATCTACTTCTTTTTCGTAATCAAAAAACTTTCTGAATCTCTGATAAACTGGTTTAGTCTTATTCTTTCCGACCTTTTTCTCTGCTTTCACAGCAAAATTCAGGAACGCTTGCAGATGATTTCGATAGTCCTTATCTACTTCTCTTAGCTGCACAGCCTCCATGAGCAGGGTGTATTCTGGAATTGTCAACCTATCCACTTCTTCAAAGCTCTTAAAGCCAAGATGTCGGAAACAATTCAACGCCACCTCTCTGTAGGATTCTTCAAAATCTACATCATCAACTCTCTCTTCTTCGCTTCTTCCTCTTCCATTCTCTGTTTCTCTTTCTCCACAGCGTCCACGATCTCGTCCGTAGCTTTTTTCGTAGCATTGGCACTCTTCAAGAAACCCATTACTGTTTCTGTAAGTTCATCAATATCTGTGTCCTCATCGTCGATATACTCATCCAAAAGGCCTCTTGTCGCTCTCGGATTCTGCCCTTTATTCGCAACATCAAGAATGTTTACCAACGCATCCGGATCACCATTTATTAAGTTCATAAGCGCATACCGGAATCCTACGTCTTTTTTTACTCCCGGCAATCCATCCACAGGCATATTTGTCTGCTTGTTGATTTCTCTCAAAAATCCCATTCCGAATTTAAACTGGTACACCTGTCCGTTAATTGTTAATTCCATCATATTTTTTACCTCCATTAAAAGAGAGCGGTTTTACCGCCCCCTATGTACATAATCATCCGTTTTTCGCCTTACAAATTCTCCCTCTGCTAATCAAGGCAGTATCACCAGAGGGG